TCCAAATAAAACTAAGTGTCGTGTGACAGGAGACATCATCATTGATCGAGACGCAGTTGGAGCTGCCGTTGTTACATAACTTGTGGTGCCTGTTGATGCACGAGTCGTGAACCGTGCTGCAATACTTGAATCCCATGTATAAGTTTTTCCATTTAAAATGGTTGCTAGTAAAACATCTCCATAATTATCAAGAGCCCAGAGTCCTGGTTCAAGAGTCGTGGTTGATGCTGCCACGGCGGATCCCCATCCTGCATACAACGTAGCATTATCTACTGTGGTTGCATCAGCATGAATGGCTGAAGAAGTGCCATTTTGTGCCCGTGCAATACCTGTTAATTCATTAGTTGATTTACCTGAATAGGTAATTAATTCATTTTGAACTGCAATGGTTCCTGAAGTAGGAAAAGCCGTGCCACTCGTTAATCTAATTTGAGTAGCCGAACCATTGTTTCCAGCGGAATCTGCTGCTAAGGCACCATCTAAATCATTCGTAGCCACCCCTGAAACCGTTCCACCAAAATTTCCAACACCAAAACCATAACCATAGGTTTGAGCGGCAGGGCCCACAGGTGCATAGGGTTTTAAATCTACACTTCCTCCTGTTGCTGAAGATCCAGAGGCTGTAAATGTAATGGTAAAAGTCGTTGCAGTCGGAATCGTAATAACTTGAAATAATTTATCTTCAAACGCAGCATCTGTTAAACCTGTACCCCCAGGTAAAGTTACTGAGTCAAATAAAATAATATCACCCACAAGTAAATTATGAGCAGCGCTCGTTGTAATAGTAATGGTTGTTGTGCCATTGAAAGTAAAGGTAGCACTAGAAATCGTTGTGCCTAAAGGAGTAATGTCATAAAGTTGACCTTCAAAATAAATTAATAAAAATTTATCCGTTCCAATAGCCACGTATCGATTTCCATCAAGATCAACAAAAGGGAATTGAGCTCTGGCTACACCTACAATGGTATCGGGTGTTAAAGAAGACCATCCTCCTACTTTTTCAGGTAAACCATATCGAAATCTAACATTATCACAATCTACCCAACGTTTGTCTGCACCGACTTGGGTCTGTTGCTTATCGATTCCTGGAAGTAGTTTGAATTCTACAAGAGCCATATAATTAGCTCCTATGATGCGCTATTCGTTTTGTATATCCAACCTACAGTCGCATTGGCATATACCAACGTAATTGCTTGACCGTTAGTGCTTAAAACTAAATTGCTTGCTGAACTATTAATTTTTTCAGAACCATCAGAAGCGATCGTTAGATTGTTTGAACCAAAATAATTTTTACTATCGATAAGCGTTACTTCGGATCCTACAGCTCCTGCAGGAAGCGTGACGGTAAATGCATTTGTAGTAAGCGTATCACAAAAAATTTGATCACCCGCAACAGCGGTATAAGCCGCAGTCTGAGTAACATAACTTTTTTGCAACATCCCTAAAGCCGTATTCGTTCCATCAGAATAAACCAAGGCAGTTGTACCAACAGGCATTACATAACCTGTTCCTGAAGCCGTCTTGACGGTTAAAGTATAATTACTTGAAGAACGTGTTGTTGAATCCTTAACGATAAAGATTCTTTCTGCCGAAGCAGGCATAATAAAATTACGATTGGCTGCGAGTGTTCCTGTTAGTGTAAAGAATAGATTTTTACCATTGGAGGTTGCTCCTGAATCGATGGTTAAAGTCACATCGGCTGAAGCCACATCGACCGATAAATATCCACTTGAAGCTTGTTCTAAAATTTCTAAATTAGTATTAGTAATGGTTCCCCATAACCCAGCTTTTTCACCTGTGGTTACTTTTTCTAATTGTAAATTTGTTGTATATGTTGATGCCATAATTTTCCTATAACGGATCTATATTAGTCCAGGTTTGACTTGCATCTGGATCAATTGTATTCCACGTTATCACATTCACATCAGCTGCGCCAGTAGAAACTGTTGCACGGCTGCCATCAGGGGACACACTTCCAGTCATGGTAAAAGTAATACCATTAGCGTTTTGACTAACAGTTAGTCCATTACCTGTAACGATAACTGTGACATCAAGATCGCCTATTATTGTAGCGCCAAAAGTTGTCTCTGCGAATGCTGATAAACCTAACATATTTTACTAGTACCACTTTTTAAACGAAGAGGAAAGTCTTAAGAGAGATGATTTGTAGGTAGGATTAATGAAATAGTTTATTTAATTAACGCAGCAACGCATCTACTTCAGCTTGTGAAAGTCCTAGATCTAAAAGCTTCTGATTGCCATTTGTTTTATTCGTTGCTTTTTGTGCGAATTCAGCATCTCTTTGTTGACGTTCAATAACTTGTTCGGCCTCTTCAGCATCCCTTTGTGCTTCTTCTTCCGCTGTAAACTGAATACGAACTCCATTTACTCTTTTAAATCTAGCCATTATGCTGTTTTCCTCCCATATAAAGTGAACATTCCTTCAGCTACCGTACCACTGGAAAACTGAAATCTAATACCATCGATAGCAACAGCTTCTTTATACTGTCCACCACCTGTAGCATATTGCATTACCCCTTCAGCTGGCGTTAATCCGCCTTGGGTTAGATTAGTATGGGCAGTGCTCATTGTGAAAAGTCCTGTATCATGTACATCAAAAATGGTTGCCGTAAAACCCATATTATAACCAGCCGTAGTTCCCATACCATTGGTTGTTTGGTAAGGAGATACCAATCGAATATAAGAAGTAGCTTTTTGACCCCAACCAGATGTTGCACCGTCACCACCACTAGCTCCTCCACCATTTTCTATATCCCAGCCCCAGCAGCCCCACTGATAAGTAGTACCAGTAGTTACAAAACTAGTAGACACACTATATCGTAGCCAAGGGTCGACGGCATTCGTACCAGATCTTATACCAGAACCAATAAGCATGAAATCTCGATAATCGGTTGATAAAGTTGTAAAATCTACTGTGGCATCGGCAGAAGCTGTTGTCGTTGAAATTAATGTCCATGCACCACCACCAGCTGCAGCAGCCCATGAGGGAACTCCTGCTGCTAATGTTAATACTTCGTCATTACTTCCTTTTGCTAATTTTGCTAATGTATTAGCACCAGAAGCATATAAAATATCTCCTGCTGCTGTCATTAAGGATTGTGGTGAATTTGCCCACTCAGGCGCCGTAGCCCCTGAATTGGTTTGTAATACTTGTAGTCCTGTTCCTTTTCCTAATTTTGATATGGCTGTAGTACCTGATGCATATACAATATCTCCTGCTGTATAACTAGTTTGACCCGTACCACCTTTGGCTGCAGTGATAGTTGGTAAAACGGTAAGATCAACGGATCCCCAATCTGGGGCCGTCGCTCCTGAATTCATTGCCAAGACCTGCTCGGCTGTTCCTTTTGCTAATTTTGCTAATGTTGTTGTGCCTGAAGCATAGAGAATATCTCCAGCGGTAAAGGAAGCTAAACCTGTTCCTCCACTTGCTACTCCTATTCCGTCGGTAACTGTAAAAGTTGCTCCAGTAGGAATAGTAATAGTATCAGAAGCATCACCTATTTGTAATGCCGTTCCTGATGAGGGACTTAATTTATCTGATTTTACTTCACTTGCCATGATTGATCCTTTTTATATTAATTTAAAATTTAAGTAAATAATTATTTTTATCCATTATATGATTGTTAAAGTGCCAGTACCAGCTATATCCCACACATATGAATCCACATCTATTGGCCCAATTAACATATAATTGGTGCCTGACGCCATTGTTATGGTCCTATTTGCCGTAAGAATTGAATAGTTAGAAAAGGTCTTAGTTTCGTCAGTTATTTGTCCTCCGCTTACTCCTACAGGATCATCACTTGCGTCTAAATAAACTGCTTTTTCTGCGGGTAGGGTACAAAAAACTTCTTTTGAACCTGCTGAAAAATCTACTGCAGCATCACCATTGGAACTTTCTAAAACCGTAGTTCGGGTTAAGGTTGAACTATCACCATTTAAGGTTCCTAATCCTACTTCCCATTCGTTTTCACTGTTTATTGAAATGGTATAGTAAGTCGTATTACTATTTCCAATTCCAGCAGCAAACGTTTGAAAACCACCGACTGCTCCACCAAGCGTCACGGCTCCTGTGCCTGTTGTTGAAGTTAGTTCTCTTACTCTATTATTTATTACTAATGCCATATTATGCTAATTGTATAATTGCCGTTGATGCTGCATTGGCTGGAAATTGAATTGTAAAATCTCCTGAAGTTGCCACTTTATCTCCACCAAAATCGATGACTAAACAAAGTTTATTACTTGCGGATGAATTATAAATAGCCGCGCCTAATGAAGTTAAAGTTACGTTAGAAAAAACTTCATTTGCAAAATCTACAGTAGCGGTGTTACTTCCTGGAACACTCACGCTTTGAGAATCTAATGCATTTCCCCCTGTGGTATAATTTGTGCCTGAAGAACTTACTTCATTGGTTGTGCTATAAACGGTTGAGGAAGTTGTATAGGGAGGACCTAAGGTTGTTACATACAAAGCAATTTTAAAAGTATTTCCCCCACTTGCAAAGTTATGCGTGCCTGATAATAGTTCCGTTTTAAATGCGTCTGGTATAATATTTGCCATATTCTTTAATCTTGTGTTGGTGGTGGTGATTTAAGAGGTGTTCGAATAACTCCATCCATGTATTCGTCCCTGCGTCTACGACCTTGTTGTTCTATCGCATACGATTGTAAGGCCTGTTGATACGATTGCTGATAGTACTGTATCAGATTTTGTGGACCTTTCAAGTATCCATATGCTTCTAACAGAGAAGCATACAAAAGTAAATCCTGATATTTGTTGCTCAGATAAGTTGTTGTTGAATCTGAAGTCGTAATGCTAGTTGGCTGTTTAATATAAGCCATCGTAATTTCATAAGCTGAATCAGGAGTAGGAGATACCACCCAATAGGTAGCGTCCCAATTTCCATAGTATTTAGGTAATCCCGAAGCAGTTGAAGGAGTATTATAATACTCCGTCATATAAGAAGTATCTTTTTTCTCTAAATAAACATGTACATTAGGAGTTACATTTGAATTAGTAAGTTGAACATAACGAATAATTCTTAAATCACTAGGAATCGTCACATATCTATTTCCAACAGTTAAAGTCGAAGTTGCATAAAATCGATTGTCATCATTATCCGCTTCTCTATAAATTCTGTTTTCTGCATTCTTAGTAATAGTAGTACAGATGGCATCCGTTAAAACGGTATCATCTACTTCCGTGTAGCTTCTTATATCTGTTTTTAAATTTGCGTATGTGTATGCCATTATTTTTTACCGTAATCTTTTTCTATTATATTTTTAACTTTTTGAACACCTGCTCCTACAATTCCAGCTCCTGCTACACCAACACCAATTGCTTTTGCACGTATCTTATTAATTTTTTCTTGTCTGGCTGGCGAAGTATTTCTTCTACGCTTACCAAGTAGTCCTAATCCTTTTTTTGCTAATAATTTTAAACCCATTATGGTCTATCTCCTACGGGCCCTGCGAAAGAAGGAAACCCTCCTCCACTTGTAGCACT